GTTTCAATTTCAGATTGTAGTTTTGTTATTTTTTGTGTCAGTGCCGTTTCAACGCGTTCCAATTCCGTTACATCTGGACCTGTGTAAGTTGTTGGTAATTTAGTTTCAATCAATGCAAGAATGTCATTCTGTAACATGTTGCGTTCTTCTTGCAATGCATCTTCTTCCGTTTCTAAATTGTTGATATCATCCTGATTTGCTGAGATAATTTCATCAGCTTCTGTAATGATAATATCGAATTTTGTTTGTTTAAACGTTTTTAATTTACCTGCAGTTTCTTTGATTTCATCTGCGGCAAGTTGATACAATTGTTCAAACACCGTAATGTCTAAGAATTGTGAAAGCAAATCTTTGCGTTCTTTTTGTGACTTTTCAATGAAATTGTTGTTGTCAGCTTGAAGTGAAAATGCAGTTAAAATGAAATCATCGTACGTACCTAAATAGCGACGTATTGCTTTATTTGTATCGCTACGTTCTTCGCCGTTCAAGTTTTCCGATTCAGTATAAAAATCAACATCTACTTTAACGTGCGATTCTTTTTTCTTGTTTTGTAATCCGCGACGTTCAATTGTGTAAGTAACGCCGTTCATTTCAAACTTAAACGCTCCACGAAACCAATTCTTCTTGTTGTTTAAAACTTCATTCGCTTTACCCGTTTTGCTACATTTATCAAATATAGTATACGTAATCGCATCTAACAAAGAAGATTTACCAGATGTATTTGCTGCGAATAAACCGCATACGTCTTTTAAATTATCAAAATGTATAACGTTACCTTCGCCATACGAAAACATGTTATCAAATTCAAAACTTATCGGATGCCACGTTGTGTGACGAATTGATTCAACTGCTGGCAATTTTGAATTGATTGTTCGATTGATGTGACGTATTGCATCTAGTTCAGCTGGAGTGGCTTGCGGATAATTAACTTCAATGTAATCTGTTATTAGCGTATTCTGATATTCAGCATCGCGAACATTACCAATGCTAAATGATGATGTTGCGTTTGAATTTGAAATTGCAGAACTGCGTTGCACCGTAATGTCTTGTACATTGTATTTTTTACGGATAGTTGCAATTAATTTTTGCATATCTGCTGCACTCGTATCATGAAACTTGATTCTGATGCGAGGCTTATTTGGCATTCGATGTGGAGATGCTACTATAGAAGTTCCATTGGTTTCGATAGTTACATAACCGTAATCATTTTGAATTTCAACAAACTCAGCACGCCGAGCTTCAACGTCCCATACCAATATTCCATGGTCCAATGCTTCGCCGTGATTTTGTTGAATTAATGAACCCGGATATGCAACTGTATGTTCATCATCTAAGAATTGTGCCGGTTTATGAATATCACCTAACAACGTAATGTCATGTCCTTTAAACATATCAACCGTTACATGTTCATTTGATATTTGATAACCAATATCAGTTTTTGCAGTATTCACAGCGCCATGATGCAACGCAATTTTATAAGGAGCGTCGAAATCTGCAGCTTTGATGTATTCTGCCGGAGCTACGTCAACTGCCATGTGATTCCAAGTCACGCCACCAAATTCAAACAAACCATTTTCTTTTATGAAAATGATATTGTCGTTGTTGATAACATCTAACACGGGGCTAACAGCATCGACACGATGCATATTATTCAAATTCATGTCGTGATTACCTAGTATAACAATTGTAGATATTTTGAAGCCGTTAAAGAACTCCACAAGCATTTGCACTAACTCTGGCGACATATCTAACTTACTATGAACAATGTCCCCAGTGACTACTACGATGCTGTTACATGTAGAGTTAGCATCTATATACGCAAACATATTCTTAAACACTTCACGGTATTCCGTGTGTCGTTTTAAGGTACGTATGTGAATATCTGATACGTGAAATATTTTGTCAATTCTTTCAATTGTGCTTGGTATCTTTTTTATGCCCATAGCATTCCCATTTTTAATTCCATCAAACGTTCAAAAGTTAAAACGTCTGTATTTGCTAGTATTTCTGTTATGCGTTGAAATCCTAATTCGGACGCATCGTCGTCTTGTAACTCCACGAAATAAACATTTAAGCCTTCTCCCATGAATCGTTCTGCAATTTGAATTGCTTTTGATAACGCATCGGCATCCAAGCAAATATAAATATTTTTTACGCGTTCTTCGATTATTTTTCTTTGCAATGCCGGTTGAATGATTTTACCAAACAACGGAATTGCATTGCGTTTAATTGCAATCGCATCAAATGAACCTTCACATAGTATAATCGGTTCAGCCCAATTAACAAACATTTCGAAACCAATGATGTCTTTAGATATTTTTGGATTTTTATGTTTTTGGGTATCTGCTTTGTAAAATGCACGAGTTACAAAATAATTCAATTGTCCCGTTGCATCATAACTAGGTATTACAACTTTACCGGCATATTCTCCTGATTCGCAATAACCGATTCGATACTTGATAATATCAAATACAGTTATGCCACGAGTTGTAACATAATGCAAAGCATTTCGATAATCCGGAGTAGATTTTTTTATCCAAAGTGGTCGATAATCTGCAGGTAATTGTATTGCAGCTGGTTTTTCAACCGTTGCATCTTGTTGTCGATAACGAGTTGATTCAACTATGCGTTGAAGTTGTTCAAACTTTTCTTTGGGTAAATTTAATTGTTTGAATAGAGACGCAATGCTTCGTCCTTTACGATCTGATATCCAACAATGCCAAGCATTTTCGCCAGCGTGATTTGTTTTGATATCAATTTCTAATTTTGGTTTGTAATGAGAAACAAACGGAGAAAAGAAAGCAATGTTATCACCTGAAGTAGGTTTACCTTTTCCTAATACCGATTCCAGTAATTGTAATAACTTAAGATTCTTCATTACTATAATATAATGAAATACTGTAATGATTCCAATTAATTATAATAATATTAATTAATATATTTATCGTTCATTGCATACATTTCATTTCTGAATGAACGAATGATTCAATTAATCATCATTCCTTTAATTAAATAAATTTCATTAAATCTTCATGAATATATTAAATTTTTCCCACATTTCAAACCGTTATGCGAAAAAAGTTTTAATCGATCGAGGTTCTTCACCAGATTTCACACATTCTGCGAGCCATTCATCAGGAATATCCTTTTTTGCAACATGTTTTATGCCCAGCTTCAATGCGTAAGATTCATATGTAGTGTTGCTACCTTTTGATATTTTTTGTGTAGGCGATTGAAACACCATGCGAATATCTATTCCAGGATTACTTGCAAGTACATGTTTCATTTTTAAACGATCTGCACTAGTCCAACGTCCTTTTGTTTCTACATACATGATTTCTCCGTTGCGTTTTGTAAATACGAAGTCGGGAGTATATTTTGCTTTACGCTCTGGTACTATATAATTTAATGTTTCCGTCTCGTAATTCAAATCATATTCAGTACTTTTTATGCGTTCCGCGACTGTATGTTCTAATCCAGATTTATAACCGTATTTCAATGCGTTTGCTCGTTTCGAATTAGCCGCACTGTGCCAATGATTTTTTGCCATAACTTATTTTATTTTGTATATAATGTATTGTCTGTCTGTTCCTTTGTATGTTGCAATAGCACCAGTTGAATCTAATTCAAATTCATCTGCTTTTACATACACTTCTGGATGTAATGCTAAATGTCTAGGATTTTCAATTTTCAAATAACTACCATCTTCCGAACGACCTAATACTGCAACTTCCGGATGTCTTCGTGCATTAACGAGATCAAGCATTTTTTTTATTTTTGCATTATCGTAATCAATTTTAAATATGTCTGGTTGTTTTTTTGTATTTATATCTGAATCTACTTTAACAACAGTTCCTTCAGCTTTATTTCTAGCATCAACATATGTTTGTATTACATTGATAGCTTTATCATAATTCTCCGGAGACAATGCTATTTTCATGTTTTTCCAAGATCCTGATCCTTTTTTTCGTGTAAACCAAGCTCCATTTTTTTGTACGTATTGCCATGGATCATTTCCAGGATTAATTTGAGTTCCATTTGATGCCGGATCTGTAGTTGAAAATGGTTTAGTTGTATCAAATGCTTCAAATAGCAAATTTTTTAATTTAATCATGATATCCTTTTATTACGCTACGTCGATATACGATGTAGGAATCCATCCTTTAACTTTACCACCAACGTAAACTACAGAACATTCAAACTTAGCAGTTACATTAGAATCTCTATCTATTGTGTAACTCATTAAAACATAAACATCGCCAACACGTTGTCCTGATATTGTTGCAGGTTTAAATGTACTTTGATCTGCGTCAGTTGGCCAACCTCTTTCATTAAATTCTGATAAATCATACTGACGCCAATCTTCATTAAAAACTGGAACGTATTTATCTGGATAACGAACTTTAATTGTTTTACCAACTAACTGTTGTTTTAATTCATTTTTAGCTGCGATAACCGCATCGTCAAATAATTTACGCCAATTTGTAGTATATGATTTTGCAGATAATTTTTGTATTTCGATTTTCGGAGACATCCAACCATTTTTATTTCTACGTACTGCTAACGGTTGTATGTTGTTATCCGTATTATTGTTATCTGTATTATCGGTATTTGCTTGTTGTTTCCGCGCCTGTGCTGCTTTTGGAAACTTTTTATCTAGTTTATCTATAGAAGATTTCCAAGCTGGATTAGTAGATATATTAAATTCTTTTCCTGTTTGTCTATTTTTTGACCACCATTCTCCATTTTTAATAGCATAAATATATGGATCTTTATCGTCATAGTTATAAACGTAACCTTTGTATAGCGTGGCTTGTTCCGTTAATATGCGTTTCAATTTTATCACAGCATTTCCTTTTTAATAAATATCACCAATCAACTAAAACTAATTTTCCATTCCAGGTCATGATGTT